TATTGCTGTTGGGAATCAAGAAATAGTAGATGAATTTAAAAAAGGTAACTTTAATATTCGTGAAGTATTAGAATCGTCTATAGAGGCTTATCTTATTTTTATTAAAGAAAAAATGGCGGAAGATACTTTCAAACGTCACTTAGAGGATATTCTAGGAGAAACAGAAGTTTTTTCTTCTTCTGGACAAGAACCAACATCACCGGAAAATGAATTAGAAGAAATTCAACATGGTTCGAGTGTAAAAAAGACTCCCGAAGATTATCGCCTTAAAGACACTTCAGGTTCTCATGGTCAACGTGGGAAAATTCCAAGTTATGCTAAAAAATATACTAGTACTAATCCTGGGACAAGAGCTGCTACCAAGCGGCAGTTAGCTAAAAAAGATCGCCAAGGCGCTAAAAAAGAAATAGAAAAAGCCTTGAAAGAAGAAGACACAGACGAAACAAAGGTCGAAATAAGAGGAAAATAAATGGCTAAAAAGCGCGACGATGTTATGGAAATCATCAATGGCATTTCTACTGTAATTGCTCAATATGGTTATGATGGGGCAATGGATGGTGAAGAAAAAGTAGAAATTGGTTTGAACAGAGAACAAGGAGATTATCTTTTAAATTCTCGTATTATGGATGGTTTTGGAGTCCAATTCCAGAATGATATGCTAAAAATTAATTATCATACAGAAATCCTTTTGAAAGACGTACACAGAAAGGGGTTTGAGGATGAAATTAGATCGAAGATAAATGGTTTAGCGAAATTCATTAAGAAACAATACAAGGTTGTAACCGGGAATGTTTTGACTTTGACAGCGCTTAAGGAAACTTTTAAAGCGGAAGTTCAAAGTATGTCTAGAATTAGATCTTGGGTACAGGCAAGTCAATTTTATAAAATTGGTGGTGCTTCTGATGCTGAATATTTGCGTAAAGACGCTGAGGGAGATCCCATGGAAGCTTCTATTCGCGATTGGCTTCAAGCCGCCTCTAAAAAACCTCCAAAGCCTGAAAATGTGTTTATTAAACCCAAGGACAATGAAAAAAATGGTACCAAATAAGGTTGTAGCGGGTTTAAACAACAGTTTCTCAAAATACGAAGAGCAAACCTTAAATAAGGGTAGATAATGCCCGGAGAAGACCTTTATAGAAAGCCCCCAAGCACTAAAGCCGGTTACAGACTCTCGAAAGAAGAAGTTGTAGAAGAAATCTTTAAATGCGGTAAAGAGCCGGTACATTTTATGAATAATTATGTACGAATTTCACACCCCTTAAAAGGCTTGATCTCTTTTCGTATGTTTGATTATCAAAAGACACTAGGACAAGATTTTGTTGATTTTCGTTTTAATATTGTTTTAAAAGCTAGACAGCTTGGTATTTCTACGCTAGTAGCTGCTTATGCTTGTTGGCTTATGTTGTTTCATCGCAATAAAAGTATTATGATTGTGGCTACAAAATACGAAACTGCCGCCAACCTTGTACGTAAAGTGAGGATGATGATTAAACATATTCCTCCTTGGTTAAGAATTGCGAATATATCGGTAGACAATAGAACTTCTATAGAGCTTTCTAATGGTTCTATGATCAAGGCTTCTACTACCTCTGAAGATGCTGGACGGTCTGAAGCTCTGTCTTTATTGATTATAGATGAAGCAGCTTTTATTAACGGTTTAGAAGACCTTTGGAAAGGTATATATCCTACGTTATCTACAGGCGGTCGGTGTATAGCTATTTCTACACCTTCTGGTGCTCAGGGTTGGTTCCATAAACAATATATGGCAGCAATAGAAGGCAAGTCAGATTTTCATGCTACTAAACTTATGTGGAATGTTCATCCCGAAAGAGATGAAAAGTGGTTTTTGAAAGAAACCCAGAACATGACCAAACGAGATATAGCGCAAGAGCTTTTGTGCTCTTTCAATATGTCGGGCGCAGGGGTTTTTGAAGCCGAAGATATGAAATGGCTAGAATCGAAAATTAAATCACCAAAATACAAAACGGCATTTGATCGCAATTTGTGGATGTGGGAAGATTATAAATCAGCGTTTTCTTATGTTATTGCTGCTGATGTTGCCCGGGGAGATGGTCAAGATTATTCTGCTTTCCATGTTTTTAAACTGCAAACAATGGAAATAGTGGCGGAATATCAAGGCAAATTAGCTCCTGACGCTTTTGCAGATTTGTTATATACTACGGGGTATGAATATGGCAAATGTATGATCGTGGTAGAAAATGCTAATGTTGGTTTTGCGGTTTTGGATAAATTAATAGATCAAGAATATCCCAATCTTTATTATTCTGCGAAGGGGTCTCATGATTTTGTTGAACAATATGAGGCAGAAGGAGCCACAAACGTTGTTCCGGGATTTACAACCTCTACAAAAACACGCCCCTTGATTGTAGCCAAATTCGAAGAATTTGTTAGAAATAAAATTGTGACTATTTATTCTAACAGACTTATAAACGAAATGAGAACTTTCGTTTGGGAAAATGGTAAACCTGCTGCTGCTCGAGGCTATAATGATGATTTAATTATGGCTTGTTCTATTGGTTGTTGGATAAGAGACACGGTTTTATCGGGCAATTTAAGAGATTTGGAATATAAAAAGGCTTTTTTGGGTTGTATGAAAAAAACAAATACGGTTTTTGAAACTAGTATCCCGGGTATGAACGGTTGTAGTACTTCCCCGGGGCAGCGAAGAGCAGAAGAAGAAATTAAAAAATATGGTTGGGCTTTTGGAATACTAAAAGGATAAAAAAATGGCTAGTCAAGTAAGAAATCCGAAGAATGCTGGTAATGGTTTATTTAGGCGTTTAACTCGTTTATTTTCTGGACCGATAGTAAATCACAGAAAACAAGCGGAAAGATCATTCCGACGCAATAAGTTGGTTCGTTATGATTTTCAATCTGCTAGTGGACAGCAATTTAAGAGATCTAATTATAATCCATTAGAGAATTTACAATCTGAAATTTTAGCTAACCAATTACGTTTTGAGCGATATGCAGATTTCGAAGCGATGGAATTTTGTCTCCATGGAGATACCAAAATAGCAACACCAGAAGGCTATGAAACGATCAAGGAATTGTCACAAAAATATGGTTTAGAAGATACTTTTATTGTTTATTCTTATGACCATGAAAAAAATCAAATAGTGCCAGCTTATGCTCGTCAAGCTCGTAAAACAAGAACGGATCACGCTTGGAAAGTCACGTTTGAAAACGGACAGTATATTATAGGTACTTCCGATCATCGTTTGATGCTTCGTGATTCTTCATACAAGAAAATTTGTGATTTAAAAAGTGGCGATAGCATGATGCCATTTTATAGAAAAGATTTTTATAAAACAAAAAAAGATGCTGGGGATGGATACCGCTGGATTTATACGGTTGGTAATGGTTGGGTTGCTGAACATAAAATTATTGCTGAATGGCTTTATAACAGAAAGGTTAATAGTAATCCAGAAATTGAAGAAGTAGTTCATCATAAAAATTTTATTAAATATGACAATAGATCAGAAAACCTAGATTTAATGGAGAAAAAAGAACATACATATTATCACCCAACATTATATCAAAAAAATAATAAAAACACAAAAAAATATAAAGAATTACAAAAAAGACATTCTCGTTGGATGAAGGCTAATAATCCGGCTGTCCGAAAAGATATAACTTTTGAAATTATTCTTCAATTGTGCGATACGTTTGGGTTTTCAGAAAAAATGTTATGTGAAAAATTACAAACAGACCCGCAGACCATTGTAGGGAGATTAAAAACAAAAGGTTTCAAGAATTTTGTTATGTTTGCAAAAACATATTGTCCGGATTGGCAGAATGCAGGTTGCGATAATAGAGGAGAAAAAAATCCTCGTTATGATAAAACTTTAACATTCCAAAAAATTTGTGATATTTATAGGACTGGTATTTCTTTACAAGAAATATTAGAAAAATTGAATACAACATATGCCAAATTTTCTAAACGGTTAAAAGAAAACGGATATAGAAATTTTACTGATTGGTCACACAATTTTGCCAATCATAAAGTGGCAAAAGTTGAGTATTATGGTTTTATTGATCTTTATGATTTAACTGTAGATAAATATAAAAATTTTGCTACAGATACGGTAATTTCTCATAACACGCCGGAAATAAGTTCTGTTTTAGATATTGTGTCAGATGAAATGACGACTTCTAGCAGTTTGCAACCGCTTTTAACTATTTTTTGCTCTAACGAAGAAATTAAAGATGTTCTCAATACTTTATACCACAAAATATTAAATATTGAGTTCAATCTTTTCGGTTGGTGTCGTTCAATGTGCAAGTATGGAGATCATTTTTTGTATTTGGACATTGATGAAACAACTGGTGTTAAAAATGCGGTAAGTTTGCCTGTTGCAGAAATAGAGCGCCTCGAAGGGGAAGATAAAACAAATCCGAATTATATTCAATATCAATGGAATGTTGGTGGCATTACTTTTGAAAATTGGCAAATTGCTCATTTTAGAATTCTTGGAAATGACAAATATGCTCCTTACGGTTCCAGTTATTTAGATGCTGCTCGAAGAATTTTTCGTCAACTTGAAATGCTTGAAAATGCTGTCATGGCGTACAGAATAGTACGTTGTTTGCACGAAGACAGTAAAGTTTGGACAGAAGATGGATATAAAAAAATTAAATACATTGAAGTCGGTGACCGGGTTTATTCTTATAATAAAGAAAAGGCAGAATATGAGTTGGGAAGTGTCACAAATGTTATAAATAACGGTAAACAACAAATTTGGGAAATTAAATCTTTACATAGAACTTTAAAAACAAATTTTAATCATCCAATATTGGTAAAGGATAAAAAAACCGGTATTGTAGATTATGTTTTAACAAAAGATTTAATTCCATATCAACATCAAGTTTGTATACCAAGTTTGGAAAGAGAAAATAAAAAAACTTTAATTAGTCTAAAAGAAGAAAAATACGAGTGGTTTGCCTGTTTGGCTAAAGAAGGTTATGAATATTTTAAAACTTTGCCGAGAAAAAAATCTATAAGAGGGATTAGTCGCGATTTAGAAAAACTAGTTGGTGTTAAATGGCATCGCATAAGACATTTCTTATATTTTTCTTCGGTAGGTAAGAAAGCAGGATTACCTTTAAAACAGGCAGAGTTTATTTGTAAGAAATTGTCAATTCCCGATAAATTTTTGATTAAGTATCCTCGCGATATGTATAACATAACAGAGGTTAATTTACCTAAATATGTAGACGAAGAATTCGCTAGATTTTTTGGTTTTTTGGTGGGGGACGGCTGGCTTGTTAAAAATTTAAATAGAGTAGGATTTGCCACAGGTGTTTATAAAGAAATAAATGATTTTTACGCCAATATTTTTAAAAAATATTTTTCTGATGTTAAATTTTGTCAAGAAAAAAGAGGCTCAAATAAATTATTGGGTTCCTATTATGTTAATTCTTCTTATTTTTCTAATTTAATAAGCGATATGGGATTAACGACCAGTGTTTACACTAAAAGAATACCATCTTGGGTTTTTACTAGTGAAAATAAGATTAAAGAAGCTTTTATTGAAGGTTTAATGGATGCTGATGGTCATAGAAGAAAAATGAAAAATGTTTTTTCTATGGAAATTTCATTATGCAATTTACCTTTGGTCGAAGATTTAAAAGAATTGGTTCACCAACTTGGTTGGAATGTAAGTGCCAAAATTGCTATTAATAAGAGAAAGCCTCGTTATATTGCTGGTTCTAAAAAAGAAACGCAGTCCACCACTTCTTATGGTTTATATATAACGAAAGAAAAAAGCAAAGAGTTTGAAAATATAGTTTCGGTTGTAAAAACAGAAAAATATGCCGATGTATATGATATTACTGTTAACAATGAGTTTCAAAATTTTGTTGCTGATGGGTGTATAGTACATAACTCACCTGAACGCAGAGTTTTCTATATTGACGTTGGTGGTATCGCTGTTAATGATGTAGAACAATATATGCAGCAAGTAATGACACAAATGAAGCGTAATAGCGTTGTAGATTCTTCTACTGGTCAGGTAAATCTAAGATACAATCCACTACCTGTAAGCTATCTTACAAAAATTCCTCTGCTTAATGGAGAAATAATTACAATAGAGGAATTGTCCAAAAGATACGAAAGCGGAGAAGAACAGTGGGTTTATTCCATACAAGATGAAACCAAAAAGCTTGTTCCTGGAAAGGTTATTTGGTGTGGGAAAAATTATGAAGCAAAAAAAATGGTCAAAGTATGGTTGGATGATAATTCCTACGTAGAAACAGCTCCCGAACATCCCTATATTTTGAGGACCGGAGAACAAAAAAGGGCAGACGAATTAAAACTTGGTGATAAGTTAATGCCATTTTATACAAGAATAAAAAATACAAAAACGTTAAAAAATTATGAACAAGTTTATGATCCCTCAACTATGAAATATGAGTACACACATAGAACGGTGGCAAGAAATATTTATGAAGAAAAATTCAATAACATAAATGCTCCGACAGTACACCATATTAAGTGCTTCGAGGGTGAAAAAAATAAACAATTAATAGAACTCGTGAAAGCAAATAATAATACTAAAAGAGAAATAAAAAACATTTTGCATAGACATAGGTCGAGATTTTGGATTCAGGATTTCGGATATGATGATTATTTTGATTTTTTGGTATCGGTCAATAAAAAATTAAAAATTAATACGGGCGGTGCAAGGAAGAAAAAATCTCAATACAAAAACCATTTTATCACTAAGATAGAAGAAATTGAATATCCTAATGGGCACGATGTTTATTGTATGACAGTAGTTGGGTCCAATGGGGAGGAAGATAGACACAATTTTGCTGTTGTATCTGACAGAGAAGATGGACTGTCGCGTAAGTGTGGAATATTCTTGAAGAATTCACTAGAGGAGGATTATTACATCCCGGTACGTGGTAATAGTGCTTCTAAGATTGACACGCTGCCAGGTGGGCAATATACTGGTGATATTGAAGATATAAAATATTTGCGAGACAAATTATTTTCTGCTCTGAAAATCCCTCAATCTTATTTATCGCGCGGCGAAGGGGCTGATGAAGACAAGACAACGCTTGCTCAAAAAGATATACGTTTTGCTAGAACGGTTCAACGGCTGCAAAGATCAGTGGTTGCTGAATTAGAAAAAATTGGTATTATTCATCTTTATATTTTGGGTTATCGCGGCGAGGACCTTTTATCGTTTAAATTATCACTTAACAACCCCTCAAAAATAGCAGAATTGCAAGAAATGGAGCAATGGAGAACAAAATTCGATGTTGCGGGTTCTGCTACCGAAGGATTTTTTAGTCGTTATTGGATTGCCAAAAAATTATTTGGCATGTCAGATGAAGAATTTTTGAAAAACCAACGGGAAATGTTTTATGATCGCTGGCTCGATTCTCAGTTGTCTTCTGTGGAGGAAGGAGAGGGTGGTATGGGAGATATGGGTGGCGGCTTAGGCGACGCTCTTGGCTCCGAGGAAGATCTATCCTCTGATATTGAAGGCGGTGCAGAAGAAGAACCAGCCGATGAAGAAGAGCCAGGTGATGAAACCTTGTTGGCAGCTCCGGGAAATCGCGATGGTAAACCCTATTTAACTCCCAAAGCAAAAGGTAAGACATACACAAAAGTTAAATCCGATAAAAGGGATATGGGAGCACGTAAAAGGAATTACAAATCTTCTTATGGAGAACAAAGCGCTAGTTCTAGCAAGCGAAATACTTTCAAGGGATATTCAGAACTTAGTGGATTATCTCGAGGTTTATTTGAATCTAAAAATTTTGCATGTTTTGAACAAAAACTAGAAGAAGTCTGTTCTAGAATGTTCCAGAACAAAGTAATAGAAGAAAAAGAAACTAATTACCTTAAAGAGGAAGAAAAAATATCTCAACAGAATTACGACGTTAAAGTTTTGTTAGAAGAATTAGAAAATATAGGGAATAAAAAGAAGTCTGTTGATAAGAGCGCAGAAGAAATTGAAAAAGAAGTCCAAGAAGTTCTTACGGCAGGTATTACCGAGGATTAAAATATGAGAAGTAAGCATAATAAAAAACGGAATACGGCTTTTCTATATGAATCTTTGGTAAGAGAAATGACCAAAGCTATTTTAGAAGGACAGGAAAAAAGAAAAACACAAATATTCAAAATAATCAAAAAATATTTTAAAAAAAACACTGCTCTAAAACAGGAACTTGAACTTTATAAAACGTTATTAGAAAATACCGGCTTGGAGCCGAGTTTAGCTAAACAAATTTTTGAAGAAACAAAAAGACAATACATACATTTAAATAGAAAACACAATGTTCATTATGAACAAGACGAATTGATCAGAACAATTAATAAAGATTTAGGGCACCATGTTTTTCAAAATTTTGTACCAAATTATAAAAATTTAGCTACAATTTATCAAATTTTTAATGTCAAGTCAGCTCCTAAAAAACAGGTTATGCTAGAAAACCATATTTTAGAATCTTTAAGCCAAAAAAAGCTTATTAAAGAACAACAAAAATATGAAAACCCGGTTGGAGAATTGGCATTTAAAACATTTGTTAAAAAATTTAACGAAGTGTATGGGGCTAAATTATTAAAAGAGCAAAAAGAGCTTATAAAACACTATATCGCTTCTTTGGCAGATAATGGTTTAGAACTTCGCGTTTATTTAAACGAAGAACTTGGGCGGATTAAACAACATTTGAATGATTCACTAGAAGTTAAGGAAGTTAAAGAGAATCAAGATATTTTTGAAAAAACCAAAGAAACTATTAAATTAGTAGAGGCATTTTCTAATATGCCAGTTTGTGACGAAATGTTGGTAGAGGTGTTAAAAATTCAACAGCTAATAGCGGAAATATTTTCATAATGTCGGATATTAAAATAAAAATAGGGAAAGCTATTGATGTCCCTACAAAAGCAGCTTTAAAAATACGTAAAGGCTTAAATGGTAATATCATGATCTTTGACCACGAAGATATTGATATTATTATAACCGGCGCTAATAAGATTTTAACGCTTCCAAAAGATATAATGAACGAGCGTGTATATTCCGCGCAAAACAAGATGTTCAAGTTTCTGGTTCGCAAGGGTGTAATTTTTCCCGAAAGTATAAGAGCGGGTAATGTTTATGGTTCTATGGAAGCTAAAATTATGGACGCTTCCGAAGACTTAAGCATGAATCCGGTTGATTTTGCTATTTTGGCAGTTGCCCGTTGGATAGAAGAAGAAAGACCATTTTTTATGTATCATCAAGCTTCTGAAATACAGGATATAAAAAGGTTGACAGAGCCCGATGAAGAAGAGAGCACAGAGCTTGGCGAAGTTCCACACGCCGCCACAAAAGGTAGCACGTTTCTTGCTCCAGGGCTTACCAACAGAACACAAAGACCTTATTAATGATTTATTGGATAATTTTTATTTTAGCTTGTTATGGTTGTACAGCTATTTTGATTTGGGGTCGTATTTTTAATTTTATACGTCCAAAATATTATTTTTTTCATTGTGCTCAGTGTACAGGGTTTTATGTTGGGATTCTATTTTTTCTTCTTTTCTGGTTAAGTGGAATAAAATTGTTTTCAAATCTATATTCGGGAAGCTTTATAGCTGCTTGTATTTCAAGTGGGACTTCTTATATATTGTGTAGTATTTTTGGTGATGACGGTATGAATATAAATTACAAAGATAAAGAATAATAGAAACTATTTAAGAAAGATGGAGGGAGTCATGTTAAAAAAATGGAAGCTACAACCCGTGAGGCACTGTTGTAAGGGCAAGATAGGCAAGTCCAGGTGAGCTGGACATGGAATCCTTTTAATGAAAAAACCACAGCTTTTAAGAGAATATTATGAAATTTGCCCTGACGGGCTTTGTAATATTGGTGTTTTAAATGAAGCGGAAATAAAGCTTAGAGACGAAGGATATATGATCCTTACGGGCATTATACAAAAAGCTGGGGAAAAGAACGGAAATGGTAGGATTTATTCCGAGCGTATTTTACGACGTGAAATAGAAAATTATCAAACAATAATAGAACAGCGGCGTTCTACCGGGGAAATTGACCATCCGGATACTTCTATTGTGTCTTTAAAAGACGCTTCTCATATGGTTTTAAGAACATGGTGGGAAGGCAACGAGGTTTGGGGCACTATTAAAATTTTAAAATCAACCCCTAAAGGCAAAATTCTAGAAGGTTTATTAAAGGATGGGGTTTCGCTGGGAATTTCAAGTCGCGGTCTTGGTTCCATAGAAGAAACGAACCAAGGGATTATAGTACAAGAAGATTTTCAGCTTTTGGCGTTTGATATTGTTTCAGAGCCCAGTACCAGAGGGGCTTTTATGAAGCCAAATAATGAATTTTCTTCAGGAATGCGTTTTGAAGGAAAGGCACAAAAAATTTATAATATTTTGAATGAAATAAAGAGAAGATAATGAATAAAAAAGAGTTAAAGGCAATTTTAAAGCCTCTTATCAAAGAGTGTATAAAAGAAGTGATTTTTGAAGAAGGCTCTTTGTCTACTATAATTAAAGAGGTTTTTAGTGTGGCTCAAAATAAAGATTTAATTTTTGAAACTAAAAAAAGTAAGATTACGGTAGAAGAAAAACAAAATAAACAGCAGGAATTTGAACAAAAAAAAATAGCAGAGCTTAGAGAACACAAAAAAAAGCTTTTGGAGATTATAGGGAAAGATGCTTTTGGGGGCATAGATTTATTTGAAGGAACTACACCTCTTTCCACCGGAGGGAATCCAGAAGCGAAACTTCCCGGAGCCGTTGGTCCTCTTTCAGGCTTAGAGTCTTCTGATCCTGGAGTGGATATTTCATTTTTAAAAAATGTTTTAAAATAAAGGAGTTTATATGGCTAACAAACACCCTATTAATGTAGAAGTGGAAATCAAAAAGGATGAAACGGTAGAGCACCTTATCAGACGTTTTCTGAAAAAGTGTAAAAAAGAGAATTTTATGGAAGAAGTAAAGGAACACAACTCTTATTTAAAGCCTTCAGATAAAGAAAGAGCGAAAAAGAAACAACGCACTTTTAAAATCCAGCAGGCAAAAGAAAAGGCAGAAACTATTTAAAATAAAAGGGCAAAAGAGGGTTAAAAAGAATGTCACAAATCCATAATTATAGAACCGGAATTAATAATGTTGGTTCTTATCAAGTATCCGGTAGACCATTTTTAACTGGCTCCAATATCACGGGTTCTGGTACCAACAACGGGGAAGTTAAAATTAGTTTTCCCTCTATTACAAAATCGTTTACTGTTATCAACAGAGGAGCTACAAGTTTAATAATTCATTTTGACACTCGTGCCAATACTGATGTAATCACGAACCATCATTATTTAACACTTTCTGGTACAGATGACTCTTTTGGTTTCGATGTTAAGTGTAAGGAAGTATATTTGTCTTCTTATTTACCTTCCGGTATAGGTTCTTTCGAGTTGCACGGAGAATTAACTGGTATTGATCAATCAGAAATGCACGCTATGTCTGGTTCCGGTATCAATACATAATACAATTTTTCTAAAACCACAACAAAAAAACAGAAATTAAGACATTTTTTGTTTTTTCCAAACCAAAAAAACCAAAACAAGTTCTATTTTCGTCATTTAATTACTATTTATAAGTGTAATATTTTGAATGTTTTGTAACCATTGGAGAAGATAAAAAATGTCACATATGTTAGAAGAGGTTTTGGCTGATGTTGCTGCTTTGAAAGAGGCGGCTATTAAAAAAGCAGAATCGGTCTTGGAAGAAAAATATGCCTCTCAAATTAAAGAAGCGGTTGAGGCTATTCTTGAACAAGATGATGAACTGGAAGACGATTTATCTGGATTAGATGCTCCAATGGACATGGGGGCTTCTGAAGAGTCTTCGGGAAGCCTAGAGAGTGAATTAAGTGATGAAATTCCATTAGCGGCTACTGATGGTGAAAAATTATGCCCTTGTCAAGACGAAGAAGATGAAATTGAAATTGATTTTGACGAGCTAACCAAACAAATGAGCGCCGAAGAGGAGCCAGAAATGACTTCTCATGATGAATTAGCTGATGAAATGGACGATATAGAATTGGGTTTACAAGAAAGCGAGAATCCCTTTGAAGAAGAGCAGGTAGGTGAAGGTTGCGACAAGAAAGAAAAAATAGAAGAAGCGGTTGAAGGATTTCAGGTTGGAGATAAAGTAAAATCTGATTTTTGGTCCAAGGAACGCCCGAAACAAGGTGGAATGCCCTCGGAATATGATTTCCCTAAGTGGGAACAATGGGAAAAAGAAGCTGTTGGGACTATTGCCGGGAAGATGGAAGGTTCAGAAGATTATTATGAGGTAAAATGGGACAAACCCAATCCTGATAAAAAAACAACAACTCGTGTAAAATATGATTCTTTATCACCTTATTCTGACTCAGAAACTGTCGAAGAAGAGTTTGATTTATCAGAAACCGACCTAGAAGAAATTATGGAAGAGCTAAAAGTAGATCTAGAAAGTGTTCCTAATGGTTACCAAGTAACCAATCAACAAGAAAAAGAACGCGAAATGGATATTGCTTTGGCTACTGCTGCTGATAGTAAATTTCAAGAAGAAAATGAGCAGCTTAAAAAAGATGTTGAAGAACTTCAAGAGCAAATTAAGCAAAATAAAGATATTAATCAAAAGATTTTAAAAGAAAATAAAACTTTTAAATCTTTAATAGCAAAAATGTGCGAAAAGCTTAAAGCGGTTAATTTAAATAATACTAAATTAGCTTATAAGAACACAGTTTTGAGTAGCGGGTTATTGAATACCAAACAAAAGAATAAAATTGTTGAAGCTATTTCAAAAACAGCAACGGTTGAAGAGGTAAAGGCGCTTTATGAAGCACTTCAAGGCGGAATGGGGACTTTGGGAACATCTAAACAAAGACCGGAATCATTAAGCGAAGCGATTTCTAGGAACCTTGGCTCTTCAATGGTGGTTAAATCTCAAAAAGATCAACCACAAAAACACGATCCAGCTTTGTCGAGAATGAGAAAACTGGCTGGTATCGGGGAGTAAAGCGGGTTAACAATTTTATTTAAAAGGAGATTTTTAAAATGGGTTCAATTTTACAAAAACTAACCGAGGGTATCGTAAGTCGCGATCTTTCGGCGGAAGGGCACGCTCTTCTGAAAAAATGGGAAAAGACTGGGTTGTTAGAGGGGCTTGATACTGAACACAAACGTTCTAGCATGGCTGTACTTTTGGAAAACCAAGCGAAAGAGCTACTTCGTGAAGCTAGTTCTATGTCTGCTGGAAACGTTGAGGGTTTTGCGGCTGTTGCGTTCCCTCTAGTCCGTCGGGTGTTTGCCGGTCTAGTGGCGAATGATATTGTTTCTATTCAGCCGATGAGTCTTCCCTCGGGTCTAATTTTCTTCTTGGACTTCACCTATACTGATACCAAGCGTAATGCTGGCGCTGTGGCTGGTGAGTCAATCTATGGTGGTGGCGTAGTTGGTCAACAAATTACTGGTGGCGTTGATCTTACAACTCGTGATTCCACTAACCATTTGTGGAACTTGGAGCAAGGGGCATATAGCCTTAATAACGCTTATGCTTCGCCTACTGCTTCTGCCAACGTAGCTTTGGATTTGGTAGCTGTTGCTATTACCGGTTCTACCCTTGAGCACTCTTGGTCAGCTGGCACTACCGGTGTTGCTTCTTATGTGGCTTTGAAAGATTCTTTGATTCAATATGATCCCGATCTTTCTGGCTCTGTAATTGGTGTGTATACGGTGCCCAAGGCTTCTTTCACTGGCTTGAATACCCAAAACTTGATCGGTATTCATACCACGGCTTCGATTTCTGGTGGTGTTGCTGGTGTTGGTGCTTTTACCATGGTACGCCGCCTTACTCGTGTTTCTCCGCTTGATAGTTCCAAATACCTAGTGGTATTCGCTACTCCTGCTGGGAACCCCTCTCGCGCCGATTTGATTGATGCTGATGCGCTTGAAGGTCGTACTGAGGCTTTTACTTACCCGGTAAAAGATACTTTCACCACTGGTACCGGTACTGGCGCTGTAAAGGGTTCAATTCCTTGGGGTCTTGAGCTAGATGGTTCTGCCACTGGTTTGAACCTTGATATTCCTGAAATTGATATCAAGGTTGACAGCGTAGCTATTACCGCTGACACCAAAAAGCTAAAAGCGAAGTGGACTCCCGAGCTGGGACAAGATCTTAATGCCTATCACAATTTGGATGCCGAGGTAGAGTTGACCTCTATTTTGTCTGAACAAATTGCGCTAGAAATCGACCAAGAGATTTTGAGCGACCTCTTGAAGGGTGCGACCGCTGCGACCTATTACTGGTCAAGGCGTCCTGGTAAGTTCGTTAATAAGACCAATGGTCAAGATCTTACCAACAATGGTGCCAATCTACCTGATTTCACCGGGACTGTTTCTGAGTGGTATGAGACTCTTGTTGAAACCATGAATGATGCGTCAGCGCAAATTCATCGCAAGACCCTGAAAGGTGGTGCCAACTTTATTGTAACTTCTCCGGAAGTTGCAAACATTCTTGAATTCACCAGCGGGTTCCGTGCTTCTATCACCGCTGATGATGTAAAGGGTACCGTTGGTGCTGTCAACGTTGGTTCTGTGAGCAAGAAGTGGGATGTGTATGTGGATCCTTACTTCCCTCGCAATGCCATTTTGATGGGACGCAAAGGAAGTTCTTTCCTAGATTCTGGCTATGTTTATGCACCGTATGTGCCTCTACAAGACAGCCCACCCATCTTTCATACCGAGAAGTTTACACCCCGTAAGGCGTGTATGACCAGATATGCAAAAAAGATGGTGCGACCCGATTGTTATGCTGTTGTAATCGTAAGTGATTTGCTAGGCTAACAATTAGTAGCAAAAAGTAACATTTGATCCCCCATATCGCAAGGTTTGGGGGATTTTTTTTATTGACAAAAATATGATAAATTGTTATTATAATATTGAAGGTGAAAAATATGGAAAATTTGTCTAAAAGAGAAATTAACCGTAGAAATTATGAAAAAAAATTTATTTTTTTTGTTAATAATTTAAAAGATTATGAATTGGCAGAAGAAAATTTTAAATATAAAAACTTTGAACAAAAAGTTTTGATGAAACATACTATTTGTGGAACAATTTGGAGTGTTAAAATAGCAAAATTTTGGAAAGAAGGTTCTAGATGCCCTAATAAAGAATGTTTCAGGGATAAAATAGCGGCGCATTTGAGAAAAGACAAAGAATTTTTTGAATATGTTAAAAACAACGGTTATGAAATAGTAGAAAAAAATTTTAAATATGTGACCCATCGCCAACGAGTAAAAATTAAACATGTTGTTTGTGGTACTATTTGGGAACCAGTAATCGGACAATTAGTTAGAAAAAAAACTATATGTCCAAGATGCAAACATTTTAAAAGGCAAAAACCAACAAAAGAAAGATTGGAAAACCTCTTGAAACAAGAAGAACAATATTTGTTGGTGGGGGAATTTAAATATATCAATATTAACCAAAAAATTGTTTTAAAACATAAAAAATGTGGTTGTGTTTTTTCTCCGACAATACATAATTTTTTGGATTATGGAACAAGGTGCCCTAATTGTTGTTTATCTTATTCTAACGAGCAAAAAGAAGTTTTTAATTTTGTAAAAGAATATTCTGATGCCATTGAAAATACTAGAAAGGTAATAACACCCAAAGAATTAGATATTTATATCCCGAATAATAATTTTGCTATAGAATACAACGGTCTTTATTGGCACACAGAAATTCATGTTGGGAAAAGGGCACATTTAGAAAAGCAAAGGGAGTGCGCTGAACTTAATATAAAGCTGTTTCATATTTTTAGTGATGAGTGGAAAAATAAAAAAGAGATAATAAAAAGCATGATAAAACATAGATTAAAAAAGATAGACCAAATAATTTATGCCAGAAAGTGTGAAATTAGATATGTAGATTCCGCTACAGCTAAAGATTTTTTCGAAAGAACACATATTTCTGGTCATATTTATTCAAGAAAATATATTGGGCTTTTTTATAAAAATAAACTTGTTTCTTGTATGGCATTAAAAGCTCCTATACAGAAAATATATAAAGAATATATTGAAATATCTCGTTTTTCAAACGAGTTAAATACACATATTCCTGGTTCTTTTTCGAGGCTTTTGAAATATGCTTGCGAATACGCTAAAAAAGAAAAATTCAAAGGTTTGACAAGTTACGCTGATTTAAGATTTGGAGCGGGCGATGTGTATTTAAAAAATGGTTTTAAATATGTTGGGAAAACAGATGTAGATTATTGGTATACAGATAGGGTTAAAAGATACCCGCGTTTTAAGTTTAGGGCGCAAAATGGGAAATCTGAAAAACAAATAGCAGAAAAAAATAATGTTGTTAAGATTTATGGATGTGGCTCAAATATTTATAAATTAAGATTTTAATTTTTATGATTAGCCATTTCGCTCCTCAACTTCTATTTATAAAGAGGAGATTTTATATAATGGCTTGTCCTACATCGTTATCACCAGCATCACAATTAAGCTCTTGTCGGCTTCCTCCGACTGGTACCGCGAGTGATGTGAATAACAATATTTGTTTTGGTATTTATAGTTCTCCCACTTCCGATCTTTATTCGGTTGATTTTCTTTCTGGGGCAGCAGAACAAGTTAATTACACTTATAAAATGCTCGGTGGAGATATTCTCGATATCGAACTAAAAACATCCAACGTATATTCCTGTTATGAAGAGGCTGTATTGGAATATAGCTATTTAATGAACATTCACCAATCCAAAAATGTTCTTTCCAATATTCTTGGGGCTACTACGGGGACTTTTGACCACGATGGTAATTTGAAAAGCGGTTCTTTAAAAACTAGTTTATCTGGTTCACATGTTGCTCTTAAATACCCCAAAATATCTTTTGCGTATCCCCGTCGAGTTGCGGAAGGTATATCGGCTGAAGTTGGAATTGGGAATAATACGGTTTATTCTGCCTCTTTTACCACAGTAGCCGACCAACAAGATTATGATTTACAAACAATTATATCATCTTCGGCTGCTACTTCTGGTTATGAGTTTTCTGGTTTATTGGGCAATAAGAAAATAATGATTCGCAAGGTTTTTTATAAAACACCTGCGGCTATGTGGAGATTTTTTGGATTCTATGGCGGATTTTCATCGGTTGGGTATATGAGTTCTTATGGGCAATTTGCCAGTAATACAAGTTTTGAAATTTTACCAACCTGGCAAGACAAATTACAAGCTATGACCTATGAAGATGCCATATATACAAGATGTTCGCATTATTCATATGAAATACACAATAATAAATTAAGACTATACCCAGTGCCGAATTCGGGTTCTCCAACGAAGTTTTGGATTACCTTTTCCATTCCGGAAGATGCATTCGAAGAAAATCAAAGTGTAGACGAGGGGATAAGCGGAGTTAATAATATGGGGACTGCCCCATTTTCTAATATTCCCTATAATAATATAAACTCTATAGGGAAACAGTGGATACGTCGTTTTGCTTTAGCTTGTACCAAGGGTGTTTTGGCGCAGGTAAGAAGCAAATTCGCCACTTTACCCATTCCTGGTAATGATGTTACTTTAAATTATTCGCAACTATTTGAACAAAGTGAAAAAGAAAAAGAGACCCTAAGAGAAGAATTAAAAACGGTGTTAGACGAGCTTACTTACACCAAATTGGCAGAAAAGGACGCTACTCTTTTGGAATCTACTTCAAAGGTTTTGGAGAAAATACCCAATCTTATTTATGTGGGGTAAATAAATGGCAGATAAGCCGAATAAATGGACTGTACCTAGCGATCCTCCTCCCCCGTTGTTTTTGGGTAAGCCGGAACGTGATCTTGTAAAACGCATAAATGATGAACTTATAGAAAGAGTCATTGGTCAACAAATAATTTATTATGCCATCGACATGGAGCGTACCAATTTTCATCCTCTTTATGGTGAGGCAATAACAAAAAATTATTTAGCTCCAATACGTGTTTTTGCATTAATTGAGTGGGAAGGCAATAGTACCACAAATGATGTTTTTGGTATTGATCGGCTAACTACTATTATTGTTCATTTTCATAAAAGACGCTTGATAGAAGATCAGGATCTTTTTGTACAAGAGGGCGATTTTATAAGGTATGGTGATTCGTTTTATGAAATAGTGGAACTTAATGAGCCTAGAGAAATTTTTGGGCAGGTGGACCATAAGATGGAAATTAGTGCCAAGTGTATTCGTGCCCGTGATGGTAAATTCAAGGGAGAATAAGATGGAAAATAAATCGCGCAAAATGCCTCCGACACAAAAAGTGAAACCAATAGAACAAGGTGCTAGTTTTGGTGATGGTTCCTTGGCTTCTTATTTTGAAAAAAATAAAGCCGCAGGACGTGTTTTTGTATCAACAACACAAGGAGTATTTGAGATTGTAAAACCGCCTTATCCAGATCAACCGGCTGTTGTGGCACCATTGAAAATTGAAGTCGATTATGAAAGAGCCCAACGAGCGAGTTTAGATGAAATAGAAAAAGGTTTTGAACATCCTTGGTCCATTGTTGAACTTCCGATGAAACTACGAACCGATTTTTCTGAGAATCTCAAAGAAGTATTAACTAAAAAAATTGAAAAATTATTAGAGGGTGTTTTTAAATATAAATAAAATATTATGGATAATGATTATAAAAATAAGATTAAAAAAATACCTTTTCAAGCATCCGATATTGAAAATATTGATCATGCTGTATATGATTGGGTATTTTCTTTGAACCTGCATACAGATACTTCAGAGGGTTTTAAGCCTGTCCCGGTATTTTGGTTTACAGAAGAACGTGCTAAAAAATCTAAAGGGAGTAGAGAAAAAAGAGAAGTCAAAACAGGAACGGTTTTATTACCCGTTATAACAATAGAACGAACATCTTCTATAAAAGACCCGACAAAAAAGGGAACAGCTTGGAGCAATATACCACACCAAAATGATGCTAAGGGTGGTGCAGCTGCCATCACAATAGCCAGGCGTATAAACCAAGATAAAACCTCTAATTTTGCTAATGCAGATGCTAAGCGGAAAAGAGGGCAACTTAATTTTCCCAGACCTAATAAAAAAGTTGTATATGAAACAATTTCTATTCCAATGCCGGTTTATGTTGATATGGCGTATGAAATTAAAATTAAAACACAATATCAGCAACAAATGAACGAGCTTGTACAGCCATTTATGACACGCCCAGGTGGGATTA